AACAGGGTCTTGCTGAACGTGTTGCACCGCAACCAGCAGCACCTGCGCCAGCTCCGACCCCTGCTGCACCTGTTCCACCAGTACCGCCAACGCCACCAGCACCTGCTGCGCCAGCTACGCTGACCATGACTGCTGCTGCCAACGGCATGACTTATCAACAGTACGTTGATGCAGGTTGGTCTGACGACCAGATGATTCAAGCAGGTGTTGCGATTAAACCTTCGTTTGCTTAATTGTTCCAACGTAGACCCTGTGTAACAGCAGGGTCTTTCTATTTGTAAGGTTTGATAATGGCAAACAATAACTGGCGAACACCACCACACTTCATTGAATCAGCTCGTAAGGTTATGGGGTCAATTGACACCGACCCTGCATCCAGCGATGAAGCACAGAAGATTGTGCAAGCTGGTGTTTACTACACCGAAGAGACTAATGGTCTTGATAAACTGTGGCTAGGTAACGTGTGGTTGAACCCTCCGTATGGTCGTGGTCTGGCTGAACCATTCATCAATACACTGACTGAGCAGTTTGAAGCCGGTGACGTGTATCAATCTATCGTACTGCTCAACACCGTGTACACATCGAACTGGTGGGGTAACACTGGAATCAATGAACACTATTCAGCGTTGTGTCTGCCACGTGACCGCATTGCTTTCATCAACCCTGAAACCGGTAAACCTGAGAAGGGTAATGACCGTGATCAAATAATCGTTTATTTAGGTGACAACCCGACTGCGTTCTGTGAAGAGTTTAGCAAGTACGGTGTTTGTCATCTTCCATACCGACCAATCTCATTCATGTAAGGTGACGACATGATTAAATTTTTTAAAGTGATATTTTTCGTTCATGGATTGAGAAAATGTGATCGAGACTCGTGTGGTTTGTGGAAAATACAAGCGTTGCTTGTTCTCATAGGATGGTTAAAGGTCCTAGAAATGTTTACTAAAGGGTTTTGACATGGCACGCAGAAAAGACTTCAGAGCAGCGACCACCTACACAAGTCAGAAGATTAAAGGTGAACAAGATGATTAAATGTCAAAACTGCTTCACCAATGAAGCGACAATGCAAGTCAACAGTGAATATGTGTGTTCAGATTGTACTGACCAACATCTTGCACCGATTACATTTGTAAAGCCTGACTTCCTGTTCGGCATAACACCTGGTGATGTGGTCTATGATAGTGAAACATATCCCAACTGTTTCACCATCGGTCTGCATCACCGCACCACGCAACGACGTTGGTTGTTTGAAATCAGCTTCAGACGTAACGACTTGCAGATATTCTGTCGCTTCCTTGAAGTGTTGAGTCAGCAAGGTTGTCGCATGGTGGGGTACAACAACATCGGGTTTGACTACCCTGTTATTCACTTCATTTATCAGAACCGCAACGCTTGCATCAGCGTGACTGACATCTACAACAAGGCAATGGGTATCATCAACGCTCATGGTCCTGCACGCTTCAGTCACATGGTGTGGGAATCAGACTGGATAGTTGAGCAGATTGACCTGTTCAAGATCCACCACTTCGACAACATGGCAAAGTCCACCAGCTTGAAGATGCTTGAGTTCAACATGGGGATGCAAAGCATTGAAGACTTGCCGTTTGATGTTGGTATCGACCTCACCAGTGAGCAGATTGACGTGCTCATCTCGTACATGTGGCACGACATCACTGCGACTGATATGTTTGCTGATCGTACTGCAAGCCACATCAAGATGCGTGAAGGACTGACTGATTCATTCGGTACGAACATGATGAACATGAGCGACGTGAAGATCGGTGAAGTCATCTTGGTTACTGAGATGGAAAAGCGAGGTATCAAATGCTTCGAGTACATCGACAACAAGAAGACCAAACGTCAGACCAAACGTGACAGTGTTGATCTTGGTGCTGTGATATTCCCTTACATTCGATTCGAGCGCACCGAGTTCCAGAACATTCAGAACTACCTTGCTGCACGGGTCATCACCGAAACGAAAGGTGTGTTTAAAGGCCTGGTGGCAAACGTCGAAGGTGTTGAATACAAGTTCGGTACTGGTGGTATCCACGCATCAGTTGAGTCTCAGGTCATCCACACCACTGACACGCATCAGATTGTTGACGTGGACGTGGCTTCATTCTATCCGAATCTTGCGATCAAGAATGATCTTTACCCTGCTCACTTAGGTCATGAGTTTTGTGATGCGTATGAAGGTATCTATCACACCCGTAAGACCTACGACAAAGGTACACCTGAGAACGGTGCATTTAAGTTAGCACTGAACGGTGCATACGGTGGTAGCAACAACGAGTACAGCCCGTTCTTTGACACTCAGTTCACAATGGCAATCACCATCAACGGTCAGTTGTCGCTTTGTATGCTGGTTGAGCAGATGTTGAAAGTACCAGGGTTACGCATGATTCAGGCTAACACCGATGGTATCACTTACCTGTGTCCACATGAGTACCTTGAACACACTCGTGCTGTTTGTCGCTGGTGGGAAGAAGTGACCAAACTGGAACTGGAAGAAGCATTGTACAGTCGCATGTTCATCCGTGATGTGAATAGCTACATGGCTGAGTACGAAGGTGGGAAGCTGAAACGTATCGGTGCTTATGCACACGAGAACGCTGAAGAAAACCCTGGTACACGTGAACTGCCTTATCACAAGAACTGGTCATCTCGTGTCGTGGCTAAAGCTGCTGAAGCTGCACTGGTCCGTGGTCAAGACATTCGTGAGTTCATCAGCAACCATGATGATGTGTTTGACTTCTTCCTCAGAACCAAAGTACCACGTAGCTCGACGCTTGAATGGGGTGGTGAGAAGGTCGAGAACATTGTGCGTTACTACATCAGTCGCACCGGAAAACCACTTGAAAAGGTTATGCCAGCGAACGGACCAATCGGTCACTACAAGCGTGCGAACAAGTTGACTGATTCATTCTTCAATCAGGTCATGGATGAGATCGGACCTGGCGTGTGGGATGAGCGTATTCACACCAAGAATAAGTCAATGTATGAAGAACGTCGAATGGGTATTAACACATGTTGGAACGTGCAGGTGATGAACAATTTACCTAATGTACTGATGCCAGGTTACATTGAAGAACAGGGTCACGACATTGCTGAGTACGAGTCGTGGCGTGAAGACATCAACATTGAATGGTATGTGCAGGAAGCTGAGAAACTTGTGAAGCCTCTGCTTGACTAAAGTGGGACAATGTGTAACACTCATCATAGACTTAATTACAAGGTGACGGAAATGAAAGATTCAATTGTATCGTATAAAGGTTTTGACAAGGACATGAAGTGTCGTGACTTCCAGTATCAGATTGGCGAGACATTCACGCACGAAGGTGAAGTCCAGCAGTGTAGTTCTGGCTTCCATGCTTGCCCTGCACCACTTGCAACATTTGGTTATTATGCACCTGCTGACTCTCGCTTCTGCATTGTTGAGCAATCGGGCAACATGAGTGAAGGTGACGACAAAGTTGCTTCTTCAGTTCTCACTGTTAAAGCTGAGATCAATTTCTTTGATATGGTTAAAGCTCAGATTGAGTGGGTTAAAAACAATCTGAAGAAAGACGATGAGGCATCAAACACCGGTTACCAGTCTGCTGCATCAAACACCGGTAATCGTTCTGCTGCATCAAACACCGGTAATCGTTCTGCTGCATCAAACACCGGTAATCGTTCTGCTGCATCAAACACCGGTGACTATTCTGCTGCATCAAACACCGGTAATCGTTCTGCTGCATCAAACACCGGTAATCGTTCTGCTGCATCAAACACCGGTAACCAGTCTGCTGCATCAAACACCGGTAATCGTTCTGCTGCATCAAACACCGGTAACTATTCTGCTGCA